GCGCCGTCTCCTTCATTTCCGCTTCGAGCTTGTCGGCCGTCGCCGCCATCACCTTCGCCAGCGCGTCGGCAGAGTCCGATGAGTCGTCGAGCTTCGCGCCCAGCTTCTCGGCCAGCTGCGCCGAGTCCTTGAGCCCGGCAGTCTTCGCGATGAAATCGAGCGTGAACTTGAGGTTCTTGTCAGCCACCGAGCTTGCCCTCCACGATTCGAGTCACCTCCGCCACGAACAGCTCGGGCGCCACCTGCTCCATGCGCGTCTCTGCGGCCGTCCACGTGCCCTTGCCACGGGTGCGACCGTTCCACCGGCGACCAGCACGGGCAGGCGTCGAACGGCCATCGTTGCGCCCATCCTCGAGCACGCGCATCGGGCCACGCGTGCGCGGTGTCGGCGCAACGAACGCCGAACCTTTCTGCCGAACCGTGGACTTGGCGACGATCTTGTCAGTCGCCCACCCGGACATGCGCCCATCGCCACCGGTCGCCATCGCCACCGGGCCGTCGACCTCTTTGGCCAGCTTCACACCAACGGCCTTGACGACGGCGGTCGCGTCGCGGTCGGGCAACGTGGTCGCCAACTGGCGGAACGTCGCAGCAAGCTCGCGCAGGTCGGCCGAAGTGGCCATGACTACGGGGTGATGTCGCGCACAACGGCGCCGGAAGTTGGAAACGACAGGCTCTTACCGGCGAGGTCGCCGACGGCACCACCGATCGAGTGCGACGTCACCAGCACGCTGCCCTGGTACTCAGGGTTGCTCGCCGAAGTCGCACCCGACACGGGCTTGAGCGTGAACGCGACGACGGTGCCGAGCAGCGCCCACAGTTCCTCGTCGACGTCGTTGTCGGCAACGTCGTCGTGGAACTCAATCGACAGGTTGCCCGACTTCAGGCCGCCGATGTACTCCACCCAGCCGGCGGAAGCGAAGTCGGTCGAGTCGAGCTGAGCGGCGTCACAGACGAGCGTCGCCTGCTTGGAATGGTCCGAGTAGTCGACCGCGTTGAGCGTGACCACCTGTGCAGTGAGGGCAAACAGAGCCATGATGTGTTCCTACTTTCGGGGGATGGTGGTCAGAGCACGCCTGCGGAAACCGCGAAGGCAAAAACGGGGTTGGTGCCGGAGATGGTGTACGAGATGCGCCAGTAGTCATCGGTGAGCGCACCGGCCACCGAACCCCACTGCGCACCGACTGCGGTCGCGGCGGTGAACGAAATGCGGGTGGTCGGTGTGGTGAATCCGGCGTTGTCGTCGGACTGCACGATCACGGTCAGGGTCGGCGTCGACGTGCCCGCCACGGACAGCACATGCAGCGCGACGTACATCGACTTCCCGGCGACCACCGCGCCCAACTGGCGGCCGGTGCCCGTCGACGAGCTCGAGCGTGACGCCGAGCCGGGATGGATCAGCGAGCCGCGCACGATGCCACCCGTCGAGTTGCCCGACAGTGCAGCCATCGCCAGATCACCCACCGGCGACATGGACGGCGTGTAGCTGCCGGTCGAGTTGCGGAACAGGTACGCGAACGACCCGTCAGCCGAGCGGGTACACACGGTGACCGGGGTTCCCGACACGCCCAACTCGGCGAACATGGTTGCGTCGATTGAGCCGGCGGCAAGGTTCTGCATCAGCGACATGTCGAACGTGCCCGAGCGCAGGCCGCCGGCCAGCTCGGTCCACCCGTCAGGCGTTGACAGCGGGGTGATGTCGAGCGGGGCGACCTGTGTGCGCATGTCCACGTTCTTGCCGTGTGTCGCCACCTCCAGGCCACCGACGAGGATGCTCATGTCGTGCCAGTAGTCGATGGCCATCAGACCGCCTCGCCTTCGATGGTGGGGATGATGACGGCGCCGGCCGGGAGGGTTACGATCTCAGGGCCGTGCTCGCCGACGGCGGCCGGCGCAGGCTTCGCGCCGCCGCCAGGCTTGAACTTGCGCACGACCGGCTTCGGCTTCAGCTCGGGCTCGGCGTCGGCCACCGGCTCGAACAGGCCGAGGTCGGTCACGAACGGCGAGTCGTCCGCCCACAGCGAACCCTCAGGGATCGTGCCGAACGTGGGCACCTCGTGTGATTGCGTGCAGCGCAGCATCAGCTACCTCCTGGCCAGGATCGTGAGAGCGATCGTCGACTGCAGCCAACGGCGCGCCGATGGTGTCTCGTCGGCCGCGTACCACTCGGGCGTGGTCGCGCCGCCGATCTGGAGCGTCTGAATCGCTCCCATCAACGACGCATCGGCGAGTAGTGCATCGACCACGCTTTCGGGGTTGCCGCCGCCGATCAGCTTGTAGATGTTCTTCATGGCCACGATTTCGACCAGTTCGGCCGAGGCGTTGCCGCCGGCGACGCGCAGCTCCAGCGAGAGCCCGAACTCGCACAGCGCCCCGGTGCCGCCGGTGGTGGACGTGCCGAACGAGCGGTGATAGTCGACGAACTGACCACCGTCGGTGTTGGTCCGCGGGCGTACGATGAGGCAATCGAGCTGCGGCATCAACACCGGGTACGGGTACCCGATCAGCGGCACCTCGGTGCTCGACACCGCATCGCAGACGGTGGTCGCGACCGTTTCGCAGATCGAGCCGATATCGAGGCCCATCAGGTCAGCCACCCGACTCGCACCGAACGTGGGCCGCTACGGTGGCGGTAGGCGCGCAGCACCTCGTCCACCTCGTCTATGCCGGTGATGTACCACGGCTTGCCGGGGATGGCGATGCCCATACCGTCGACACCGCCAGGGGTGTACTGGGCGCGCAGGTCAATGCCGGTCTGGCCCATCGTCAACAGGTGGCGGGCGTAGAGCATCCCCACACGCGCCACATCGGCCGGCGCACGCTCGAAACCGATCACCGCGCCCACCCGGTGCACGGCGGCAGAGCAGGTCACACCACGTTGCGTCACGGTCGCGTAGGTGTCGATCGTGGCGGCGTCAGTGATGAACGTGCCGTCGGTGAGTTCCACCCATCGCAGCGAGCGAATGCCGGTCTGCGCAGCGGTTCCCTGGCTGGTGGTGGTGAGCACCACGAAACGGGGCACGAACGCCGTGCGGCATCGCTGCTCGAACAGCGTTTCCACCTCTTGGCGCACGGCCAGAATGGTTGCCGTCGGGTAGTCGGCTGTGCTCGTCACGTTCGGCTGATTCGCGCCGAGCTGAGCGGCGCGCAGTTCAGCGACAGTGAACAACACACCACCGACGACATCGACGGTGGTCGTCTCGGTCGCCGTGGCGCCGGTCCACGTGACCGTCAACTCATCGACAGACTGCGCAGGAATGGCGATGGTGCGCGCCGTGGCAGCCACCGTGGTGGCGGTGCCGGCGGCGTGAACGACCGAACCGGCCGACGTCGAGACTGCCACCGTGGTGGTGCCCGGGTCGGCCGGTTCGCCGTTCTGGTCGACGGCCTGCCAGCTCAGCGTCGCAGCAGTGCCGGCCACTATGCGTTGACGGACCGTCATGGTGTCACTCCTCCGGAGCTTCGTCGGCCACCTTGGCGGCCTTGCCCTTGGGCGCGGCGGGCGCCTTGCCTGCCACGAGATGAGCGGTGCCGTCGGCGTGCTCGACCCAGTGGGCTTCGTCGACGATCTGCAACTCACCCTTGGCAAGCCGGCCGTCCCACGTTTCGCGGGCCATGGTTCCTTCGGTGGGTACGTCCATCTCGAAGATGGTTCCGCCCGCGCCGCGCACGAAGACGGTCGCGGCCATCAGAGCGGGCTCACCTTGTAGACGACGATCGTGCCGGTCATGCTGGCCGCGATGTCGAGGTTGATCGTGCCGTCGGCCTGCAGGAAGCGGGCCGACTCGACACGCAACGGGATGCCGTCCGTGGAGGCGGCGCAGGTGATCGCGAGGTCACCCTGGCCAGCCGCCAGGGCGGGCGGGCTGTCACCGGCCTTGATGGTGACGACCTTGGTGCCGGCGAAGGTGTTGTTGACCACGATCAGCAACTCTTCGGTCGGGGTGGCCGAGGCTGCGATCACGTGGCTGTTGGTCGCGTCGATCGCGGTGGCGGTCGGCGCGGCGCCGGAGTTGTAGGCGGTTGTGACGGGAAGTGCGGTACGTGCCATGAGTGGCGGTCCTTTCGATGGGGAAAACGATGGGGTCGGGTGCGCAGGCGGCGCCCGGAGACGCCGCCTGCATCAGCCGGAAGGCTCAGGTGATCGAGGCGACCACGGTGGCGATGGCGTCCGGGCGTACGAGCTTGGAGCCGTACACGAACAGGCCGCGAACGCCGGTGCCGAAGGTGGTCTGCAAGCGCAGCTGCTCAATGTCGAGGATCTGCTCCGCGTACGTGATCGCCGACGGGTGACCAGCCATCACGGCGTAGTCGTCACCGGTAACCAGGATGGCGTTGTTGCTCTTGAGCACGTCCATGCCGAGCACGGTGCCGACCACGCCGTTGCGCAGACCGGGCGTCGAAGACGCATCGGCACGCAGGAACAGGTCGGATTCGAGCAGCAGCCCGTAGTACCACGGGGGCACCACGACGTAGCGGCCCTCGTTGGGCACGTCCGCCTCGTCGAGCTTGACGGACAGCTTGCGCAGCTGCGTGTAGGCCAGGGCGGCGGTGGTCACCGAGACGGTGCCGATCGCGTTCGCCGACGCTGCACCGGTGTACAGGCCGGCGATGTACTGGTCGGCCACGTCACGCAGGCTGTAGGTTGCCTCGGTGAGTGCACCCTCGAGCGCACCGCCGGGCTGCTGGGCCTTGTCGATGTCGTCCACGACGAACGAGAACGACTTGGCCTGATCGATCAGCAGTGTGCGGTCGGCGTCGGTGAGCGTCTCGTAGGTGAGGGTGGCGCCCTTGGTGTAGTTGGAGATCGTCGGGCGCGAGATCGACCGGATGTGCACCGTGTCGCCCTGCGCCGAGATCTCGCCCTCGTAGTCGCGGTTCACCACGGAGGGGTCGCCGTACACGAGGTTCTTCTTGAGGGATTCGAGCATCATGGCGGACCAGATCTCGGGGGTGAAGTTCAAAGCCATCGGGGCTTCCTTTCAGGGGGTGGGGATGGCTCAGCGCAGCAGGTGGTCGAGCTTGCCCGACTTGCGGGCAGCCTCGATCTGTGCGGAGGTCATCGTCTTGAGTTGCTCTCGGGTGATGGCGCCGGCCGCGGGTGCCCCGCGTGCGCCTTGCCCGGTGTCGGTCGCGGTTCGCTTCACCTCGCCCTTGGGGGCCAGACGGTCGAGCCACTCCGTGATCGCAGCCCGATCAGGCTTGCCGTCGTCGCCGAGGAACCGTGAACGGTTCAGCCCGTCGAGTAGCGCGTCAGCGTCGAGCTGGCGACCCATCGTCGCGGCACGAACCTCGGCATCGACGAGCGACGCACCGACTTCGGCGAGCACCTCAGCGCGGGCAGCGGCCTTTGCTTCGGTGATGGCCTTCTCGGTGTCGGTCATCGACGCCTTGCGGAGCTGCTCGAGCTCCTTCATCGCGCCACTGTTGGCCTTGGCTCGTTCTTCGTGCTTGCGGGCCAGTTCCTTCCACTTGGCGGCTTCAGCGGCCATGTCGGTCGCCTCGGGCTTCGTGGTGGTGTCGGTGCTGGCCTGCGTGGTGTCGGTGGTGTCGGTGGACGTCTGCCCCGTGTCGGTGCTGGCGTCGTCGGTCGACTGATCGGTAACGGTCATTGCGTGTTGCTCCTCCCATGTCGGGATGGTTTGG